TATATACTATGTAATTCACTTTTTAAACTCCGTCAAAACAAGTGAACGTGTGGCTGTGGATGTGGACGCGCCTGAACCAGCAACGCTATCGCCTGTTCGTCTAGCATAAATACGGGCCGTGTATGTTCCCGCAGCCAATCCAGAACGAACAGCGGTTATAGTGACTGGAACGTAATAATAATTTGTTATTCCAGATATAACTGTCATTTGCGCCCTTGCAACTTGAGTCAAAGCAATGCTTTCCAAATAGAGAGCATATTCAACCCCAAACCTGGCAAAAGTGCTTGTAGAGCCTTCTTGGCAAAGTGCATTAAAGTTGGCGCTTATAACGACATCCCCACCAGTTGTTGTCACGGCAACTGACTGAACAACCGTCCAATTTGCAGGATCACCGTCTGTTGTACTCGCGATTGTTACGTTTGTACTCGACGCGACAGTCGTGGTCTTCGTAATAGAATTGTTTAAAACAGACGCGGTGTTGACCTTATCGGTGTTAACAATGCCATCAGTTTTAATTGTTCCAGCAATTGTGTCCGCATCTCTACCGCCAACGGTAGTGCCAGAAGGTGCGCCGTTAGTTGCTGTGTTTACCCAAGCCGATCCACTCCAACGCTTCAGCAGCAGTGTCGAACTGTCATACCAAAGATCGCCAATTGCTTCGGCAGTCGGCGTAGTGGTGGCAAAGAAGGTGACAATCTTGCTGTCAGCCGTAGCCTGTGCGCCAGCCGCAGAGGTAATTGCATCAGCAATCATACCATCTTGAGCAAGAACCCATGTGCTGCCGCTGTAACGATACAACTTGTTTTCATCGTCAGTATCGAACCAGAGGTCACCAACCGAAGCACCTGTTGGCGCGGTGGTTTGGAAAAATGTTTCGATCTTGCTGTCAGCCAAGGCTAAGGCGTTGTTTGCGTCTTGTTGCGCAGCATCAATCGCAGATATTTGCGCTGATGTAGCGCCAAAGTTTGCGGTATCTTGCCAAGCCGAACCATTCCACCTTTGCAAGATTAGGGTGCTGGTATTATACCAAAGGTCGCCAATTGCTTCTGCCGTAGGGGCGCTGGCGGCATAGAATGTTGTGACTTTACCGGCATCCCTGACGCTTACCCAAGATGACCCACTCCAGCGGTACATCTTGTTCTTGTCATCGGAATCCATCCACAGATCACCGACAGCCTCAGCCGTTGGGGCGGTGGCTTGGTAGAAGGTTTTAACCTTTCCGACTGCTATACCTTCAGCGTTTGCCGCCGCATTAATGGCTGTAGTAATTTCCGTGTCTTTAGCGTCTGCCCAAGAAACGCCGTTCCAACGATATATTGCATTGCCGTCATCGGTATCAAACCAAATATCGCCTATGCCATCAGCCGTTGGTGCTGTTGCCTGATAGAAGCTCGCAATCTTACCGTCCAACACTGCCTCTGCATCTGTGATGGCAAGGATCAATGGGTTGTTTAGCGGGTTGTAGATGGTCGGAGCAGTTGCCGTTAAAGGTGCGCTTTCGTTGGAATCCCAAGCGTAGATTGAAGCGTCTTCCTCAATCAATGACATCGGTACTTGCCCGTCAAAGCGAATCTCTTGGCTGATAACGCGAAACGGTTTATTCAGCCATCCGAGAGATGCTAAGTTCATCCATATAATATCGCCAACCTGACAACCGAGAGCCTTGGAATTAAAGGTTGTTGTAAAAGTGCCGCGATACTGATTGCGTTGCAACGCTTGTTTCGCAATACGCTGCGCCCTGCGACCATCTTCAATGTAAAAAAGTTCAAGACTCATTACACGGTCAATGCCGTCTGGAGATGCAAAACCCACTTCTGGGTAATCAACAATCTGATACAAACTGTTTGGCGATGGATCGACATAACGTCCACGGGCCACATTGTAGTTATCAGTTAAGCCGCCAGTTTGCTGCCAATCAAATGGCCCTATCATGTCGCTTTCATCAAGAATCAAAGCATAGTCAGCAAGATCATTCTTCATGACCGTCAGCATCAATTTGCCGCTATTGTCACGAATGGTCGCGTTCATTGAAGCCAAGAAATTGCTTATAATTTCCATGCGACCATCGTTGTCAGATGCAGTTCCGCTGGTTCGATAGCGTTTTTGTGTGCCACCTATCGCCAATGTCACGTTCTCATCGCAAATGTTTGCGGCGGTAATAAATGACTCCATGTCGATGCGAGTATATGGTACACCGCAACCAACAGATAATTTGTTATTTATCTCCCAACCAAGCAACCACCAGAGCAGTTGCAAAGCAGGATTGTCGGTATCATCTGCGTTGGTGTAAGCACCCCATGTGCTTTGGTCATTTGCGCGGTGCGAACCAGAACCACCAGGCACAGTACTATCCTTGCGTGGATCATAAAGCAAAGCGCCATCACCAATAATGGTAACGCGGCTAGGCAAGCCATTCACCAGTGGGCTATCTTGTGTATTAACATTGCCTGTGCGCTTAATGCGAAGATGCACATATGCGCAGCCTGTAAGGCGACGGCTTGCACCCCACTTGGAGCCACCGTTAATGGAAATGTAGTTACTGGCATTACCCTCTGTAACGATGTCAACATTTGTCAGATAGCCAGAATAAGTTGCTGCAACGCCGCCAGCAGATGACCAAGCCAGCTTTTCTTCAAACCATATCTCGTTAATTGACGCAATTTTATGAGCGGCTACAGCAATGATGTAATCGACATATTCTTGATTGGCCCCACTGGATTCGTGATAGCGCATATCAAGAGGCATAGCAGTTGTTCCGAAAACTGCTTTTCGTGGCGCGGACGGATCAAGAAGGACACTAAGTCGGGATATTTGCGAACCTGGAAGTTTAGGTTTTGGAGTCAGTAGAACTGATGCTATACCAGCGCCAAGGCTGACTAGAGTAAGTGTCGAGGCGCTGACGCCCAAAAGCGTAATGCCAACAGTTGTGCCAAAGAGCGCAAGGCCACCAGTGGCAACAATTGCAGCGCCAATTGCCGCAACCATTGAAATGGTTTTAAGAATCTTACCCACGGCCAACACCCCAGCACTTGTCCCATAGGGATCGGTTAACGCGCTCTAACCCATCGTCCGAAACGAAATAAGCGAAGCTACCCATTACTACACCAATGCTGTCATCAAAGAAAGCCAAGTCTCCACGCTGGGCATGACCTATTGCAACTTCCGGAAACTTGCTATCCATAGTCGCCTCAAGGGTTCCCGCGCCAATATCCTTTATGGCTTTCAGACTACCTTTTAGGCTATCGTATTGGCCGCGAAATTCAGGCATAGGGTCTTCGGTGGTTATTGCCTCAACAGCCCCTGCGGCAAACAGGCAGCAATCATTTACGCCATACTCAAACGGCTCATGGCGTTTGGTAGCGATGTAATTAACAAGAGCCTCTTCCCAAGCATTTATTCTCATTAATCCGGTCTTTCATTCGGGTTATTCCCAGGAACGCCGCCATTATTAGAGCCGTTGCCGCCACCAGGACCGTAACTATACGCTCCGACACCCGCCATACCGTTGGCAGCAGAAATTGATGCTTCAGCAGACAAGTCGCCAGCATCATAAATGTTTTGGATCAAGTAAGTCTTATTTTGGGACACAGCGAGACTTACAAGGTAATTTTCAATAGTAAGGGTTACTGTCTGGCTTTCCGCACTACCGGAGATGCTAACCTCGTTCATGTAGCCCGTGTAGTAGGGAATGATGGAACCGATCTGGGCTTCATTATCATCTACGCAATAAAACCAAAGCCGCGCAGTGCGCCCCTGCCATTTTGTTTTATCGCCAATAATAGCAAGGAAGTCCGCATTGTTAACCAAGAGTCCACTCATGGAGATTGACACAGTGTCAGAGCCAGACTCGTTGTGCTTTACCGATGATACGTTGATGAGATCGTGATTGAAGCCCTCGTATGTGCCATCAAGTTCAGAATCGCCGGAACCCGAAATTACTTTGTTATAAAGACCACTTGTGCCGCGCAGAACATCTCCTACAAAATCAGCGTAAATTAGGACACGCCAATTCACGACTGTGGCTTCAAGCGCGGCTTGTGTGGTTGCATCAACCATTAGAAGGACTCCCGTAGATTCAGCGAAAGGTTATATACATAACCCATCTCAACTGAAAACGTTGGCTCCTCTATCAAATACATTAGGCAAAACGGATTTTTGTATTCGATTGCAGCGTTATCAGATGGCGATACGCGGATAGACGGCTCAAAGGTTAGCGTTGCCACGCCAGACCCATTAACCGTTACGTTTTCAGTTAACTGCAAAAGCTGATTATTAATGGTGACGAACTGACCAGCCACTAGCGGAGTAGTAGATGGTGTCCAGCCGTCTGTGTTAAGCTGTCGGCCTGTCTGGTTAGCACCATTCACCGAAGGTGTAGCAGATGATGTAGATTGCGCAGTTGGGTCAACTGGTATCTGGAAATCATTAGCACCGCCACGGGATTTAGCCGTAAACGCCCTCCAAGCATTAATATTTGTCGTGCCTACAATTGGTGGCAGAGTAATTTTGCATTCCCACCAACCGCGCCCTGACGCTATGGTCTGACGCCGCCCCGTCCATTCAGAAACGTTGGTTTGCGTTGGCATAACCAATCGCCAAGACATGCCTTGTGCCTTTGGCGTTGAGGGATATGTAATTGTAGCCATTACTGCATAACTCCACCAAGGCGCGGCCTACGCATACTTGAAATTGTCCGCGCCTCTGCCGCCGCTATAATTGCTGGGGCGGCTTCGATGATACCCTGCTGCACCTGAGCGCGAACAGCGGCTGGGTCGTTTGAGCCACGGGCATCTACGCTGATGTTGAAGCTACTTCCGCCGCCATTGCTGGACAGGTTCCGGTTAGGGATGATCGTGCCGCTGCCACCGGGGATGAACAACTCTGGACCTTGCTCACCGACCATGTAGGGACGGTTTTTGCCGACAGAGCCACCAATTGCTTTGCCCGTTAATGCGGGTGCTGGAAGGCCAATGCTACCCAATGCCCCCTTTACAACGCCTACAATCTGCTGAACAACATACAGTCTAATTAATTCATCAATGACAGAACTAATGATGCCTTTCATAGCACTACTAAACGACATCGCTCCAGTTATCATACCTTTAAATGAATTTGATACAGCCGTTCCAATTGCTTCAAATGAATCCTGTAGTTCTTTGTTTGCTTCAGCCATTTTTGTATCTTGATTAAGCGTCTGAAATTCTTTTAACTTGGCAACCAAGGCATCTGCTGGGATGTTTGCCGCAACCATTGAATCTATAATTTTCTGAAGGCTTTGAACTTGCATTTCAAATGCGTCATCAACGCCCAGCGCACTATTTAAAAGATCGCGTTGCGCCTCTAACGCGGCATCAAAATCCACATTAGCAGCGGCGGTGACACTAACTTGAAACTTCTCCTTATTTACAGGATCAAGTTTATCAAAGCCACCAGCCGCACTTAACTTTTCCATCAATGAAGAGATACGTTGTTCAAAAGGAGACAAGTCTTTTTGAACCAACTTATCCATTTCATCATTTAGATCAGACAGCGCCTTTTTAGCACCATCGTCCTCAATACCTTTTCTTACAAGCTCAATGCTACCGCCAAGCTCTTTCAAGATGGCTGGTCCACCATTTAAGGTTGCCAGCTTTTTGACCATGTCGTTAAAATCATCAAGTTTCTTAGCTGTAGTTCCAGCTTCTTTACCCGCTGCTCCATATACAAGAGCCATGTCGCGTATTTTCTCAGCTATTTTGTTTGCTTGCTCTAATTCAGCATCGCTTTGTGCTTGCAGTTTGTTAACAGCAGATTGAGCAGCGCGTAGGGCCTTAGCAGATGCGGCGCTATCTTCTTTAGCATGACGCTGCCTCATTTTGGCAAGCGTATCCTGAACGCGAATCATTTTGGTAAGTGTGGTTTGGGTTTCTTTCGCAGCTTCGTTATACTTAGCGGTTGATACCGTGTTTACATACAGGGCTTTACCAACCTTTAATAAAGGCTCAGTCCGCCAGTTATCTAAAATTTGTTTACTATCTTGCATTTGACGGCCAAATTTGCCAGCATCAGTGGCCGCCTCCTTAAATTCAAACTCAAGTCCAAGCAACTTCGTTTCATATAGTTCAAGAACTGCTTCACGGGTTTTTGCTAAAGTAACTTGGTAATCAAACAAGGCATCACGGGAGCCTTCCAAAGCATTTTTAAACTCATCATTTACCTCTGGAGCCTGATCCATCATGTTCCACAGCGCGGAAACAGCCATAGTGCCTATGACAAGGGCAGCACCCCAAGGGCCAGCCAGAAAAGCACCGACCTTACCAGCCGCACCGCCCATTTGCGACATAGCGATACCAACTTGACCAATTTGCTGGTTAAACG